CCCTAAGTTAATTGCAAAGAGGGTGCAGGAGTACGTATCTGATATCGCAGAACCAGCAGAGACCGATTTTTCCAACTTTGACGGTACGGTGTCCCGCTGGATGCAGCGCCATGTTATGAATGCCACCTACCTTAGATATTTCAATCCCCAGTTCCATAGCGAGTTACAACCATATTTAGACATGTTGATATCTTGTCCCGGGCGAGCAAAACGCTTCGGTTTCCGCTATGACCCGGGGGTTGGGGTAAAGAGTGGTGCCCCGACGACCTGTGATCTTAACACCATCGCCGATGGCTTTGTAGAATACTGTGCCTTGAGGAAGAAATATCCTGACGTTCCGCCCCAATGGGCGATGAAGATGCTTGGACCGAAGTTCGGCGATGACGGCATAACGAGGCGTGAATTGGGCTCAACCATTAATTGGGTCTGTGATCAACTGGGTTTGAGTGTGAAGATCGTACCATATGTTCCCGGTGAAGGTTTGACCTTTCTGGCGAGAGTCTACCCTGACCCGTGGAGCACAACCACCAGTTTTCAGGACCCACTACGGACATTCCGTAAGTTACACCTCACAGCCCGTGATCCTAATGTGCCGTTAGCCACTGCCGCAACTGATCGACTAGAGGGCTATCTAGCAACTGACCGCTTAACACCCATCATCAGTGACTTCTGTCATCGAATTATACATCTCTACGATGCTGAAGTGGCTGCTGACACAAAGCGCTTCACGCGAAAAGGTCAAGATAAGGAGAAGCCCTACTGGTTGACGGTTGACAGTGATGACTGTGGAAAAGGTGCTTGGCCCCAGGACGAAAGTGACATACCATTGATGGAAGATTGTATCTCCAACAGACTCGGTCTACCAATCGAGTCCCTCCGCCACTGGCGCGCCCTCATCGATGCTATGGATCATCCCTGGGCCACCATAAGTTTAGATCGAGAACTAGTTGAATCCCCGTACACTAATACCCTTGACGAGGAAGGACTTCCTAGTTCTGGTGCCGTGAACGACCGTGAACACTTAATAATGCAAAATGTCCAATGCCAGCGAGCAAATCCAGAGACTTCCCGTGATCCTATCGACCGTTGTGAGAGCGGTGGAACAGAGCATCAGCGATCTTCCACCGTGCGAAAACGCCAACGTCGTGAAGGACCTAGCCAATTTCCGCGAGTGCCTCGCGGGAATGGCCGCAAAGGCCCAACGGGTCACGAAAGC